GGAAGTTTATGGTTTGATTAATGCTACTACCGCTAGTAGTATGAGTCCCAAACTTAACGATAAAGCCATTTGAGAAAGTAATAGTGTTTGTATTGTTATCTATACTTGTGGGATTCATCAAAGAAGTCCCTAGCATAGTTACTACATTTGCCGCTGTTAATTCACTCGGCGCTGCAGATCCACCTGAGATATTGCCGAGCACTCGGTCATCTGCGATGTTTGCTATTTTGGCTAATGTTACATTTGAATCAAGGATCTTAGATGTAACAACTTTGTCCGCCCCAATTGACAACGCTCCCGCCTGCGTCATAGTTACGTCACCGCTTGGTGTTACGCTGTCGTATTGGCCGTCTGTCTGTTTTGATAAAATTGATGTAGTGCTATTTGCGGCTACATCAACTGTGCCTAAGAATGATGTCTTAGCAGCAGTAATACTTCCGTCAACAACGAATAAGTTCTTACCATTACTGTCCGCGTTGATGGTGGTTCCATCCACAGCGTTTGCGTTAAACACAGCGTCATCTACGTGAGCGTTAATGTTAGTTGAAGTTACTTGACTGGTTGCTCCGTAGGTTGTTCCTTTGTTTACTATTCCGGAACCAGATGCTGAAGGTACTGCCATATTAGTCTGCTTTTTCTACTGTTCTAAATGATTCAATACCATCGGTTTTGACTGCCCTTAGTTTAGGCCGACCGATAGTATTATTAATTGTAAATTGTACACCATATGCTCGTGGATTACCCAATCTGCCTCGAATTGATATGTCCTCTCCTTCTGCCAAATTGCTATTATTATTGAATCCATTAAGAGTGCCTACAGAAATAGTTCTGTCAAGGTTTTCTAATTGGGCAGATATGTCAAAATTTGATTGCCGTAATTCAGATGATTCAACGTGCATTTCAAATGATTTCCATTTCTTTCTATCAAGAGTACCAAGTGTGAATTGTCTAGTTGTTGCGGATCCAGCAACGGTTATGACGTTCTCTGAACCGCCGACCTCTAGTACAACTGAGTCATCTCCGGAATCACGAGCTTCAATGCGGTTAATCCCCCCAATATCGTTAGTGGTGTAAACTCCACGATCATCTTCCTCGCCAGCAACAAACATATTTGTTATATGAAAGTTGGCACTGTTGACTGTATCTACTGACTCCCATTGTTGGTTGAGTAAGTTGTATACTAAAATGGCGTTGTTCTGCGATGATGTATCTAACGGCACTGCAAGATAGTACCTATTATCAAAGTAAACCGCTTGCGCTTTATTTGCGTGCAAGGGGTTGATGCGATCAACTGTAGCCTGTATGGATTGGCTTAACGGAATTTCTGTTCCACGCAGCTTGTATTCCTCAATGAAGGTTACCCCATACACACCACTGTCTGAAAGGAACAGTACTTGATTTCCTATTTGCTGAACTGAATGACGGGCGATAAGCCCGATCTCATCGGTTAATAGCTTGTTGGTAGCATCCTTGATTACTGTTGTGTCTCCAACTAGGTGAATGCTATTTCTGTTAAATACCATTAATACATCTTCACTGAATGAGTGCAGTCCTACAATGTGGTCAGACTTACCAGCGTTGAATCGAAATTGATTGAAGATAGGATCATATGTATCACTGTCTAATATATCAGAGAAGATTAATTCATCTTGAATGTTTCTGTAAGTATAAGTATCGGCGCTAGCCGCTACCTTGTTCTTGTATGGAAGAACTAATCTTCTTTGATGGTAATGTCCAAACTCAGCGGCTGGCATATGTGAGTATCCACCTGACACTGATTGCGGTGACATAAATGCTGTATCTGTTTGATTGGTTACATTCTTGCTGTTTATTTTAAATGTAAATTCAGAACTCGATGCTGTTGCTACTTCAAATTCAGTGCCTTGAGTTATCCCGCTTCCTGATCCTGGGTCAACGCATTCTACGGTATCTCCTTCACTCAATGTGTTACTTACAGTTGCGGTTGCAATGCCGTTGGTGATAGTAAATCCAGTAGGTGCTAGCAATGTTGGTTGTGTATATGTACCGCTTGCTACCTTGTCGAATGGTGTAGCAAACCCCGCGTCAGTAAGTGTAAGTGTACCTGGGTCAGTTGTTCCTGAGACAGTAAACTTAATAGTAGTATCGGTTACCGCAGTGATCGTGTGAGTCTTGTTGATTAACGTATCATCAATTGTGTTACTAGATATACCCGTGATTGTAACCTTGTCGCTGACTGCTAGGTAGTGGTTGTGGCTTGTGGTGACTGTTAAATCAAGATTATTGGTACCACCCTTAGATACTGCAGTAATCGGGCCAACGGACAATGGATTTTCTAGTGCAACCTCATCACCACGGAATATGAATACTTTGTTGAATGCTTGAATCATATCTACGGTAGAAGATACAGTTTGGGCACTTTCATATCCTATATCATATGCAATTTCGGTTTTTGTATTAACAGCAAACGCTTTTACGTTAGTTGCCATAACGATATAGTGATCAATCTCTGATGAGCTAACATTCGGGTTAGAGAATGGGCAAGCTCCATATAGTTGATTGACAGCAGCGTCATTGATTTCAGGAGGAGTGCCTGAGTCATCTAGATTAAATGGCAATGTTAAGGCTGTAGCCGATATAGCAACGGGTGACAGTAGGGTGTCGATGCCCTTTCGGACTTGCCACTGACCGTTAGTTCCCATACGGCCATTCTGTGAGTCAGCTAGAGTTCCGGGCTGTAACTGATCTGGGCGTAACCGATTGTTGAAGCCACTAAAGCTTCTATCCCCGTCCTCTTGAACGCGGTCATCGAGAGATCCGTATGACGAGTATCGTGGCATTAATTATATTTTACGTCTCTTAAATCCTACAGATCTAGAATCAAAGCGTCTCGGATCCAAAGCCTTGCGCTTGCTTTTGCTTTTACCCTTGAAGGTCTTTGTATCAACTGAGCGAAGCATTGGATTTTTCTTCTGAGTCTGGCGGAATACGTTGGACTTAAAAGGTGACTTGTATGAAGCCGCACTAGGTTTTGTTTTTTTCTTTTTCTCCTCAAGCTTTTTTATTTTCCTATCAATGTTTCTTTTAAATAAAGTAGAACTTTGATTAGTTACACGCTTTTTAAGATCCGCAATCTTATCATTGATTTCGTTAATTTCTTCCTTGGAATTACTCTTTCGAGCTCCGGCCGGAATTGATTCTGTTCCAGGTTTTCTTGCCATAATATTATATTGATTAAATTGTTAGCACTTCCATCTACGTAACGCTAATGCCTTACGAGTTGGTCTGCCCTTTGAGTCCTTCATTGGGCCTTTTACGCCTGACATTCTCGCGCAAAAAGATTTCTTCCGAGCCTTGTCTTTACCTTTTGGGTTTGATTTAGTAACCGGTGGCTTTAGATTAGCACCAGTCTTGCGCTTAAAGTAAGCACGTCCCGCAGCGGTAAGTCCGCCTTTCTTACTCTTGTGTTCCTTTCTCATCTACTCCTCTGTGTTTGTCAGTTATGTGACGCTCCTGAATAAGTATCTTGAGCTTCATATTAAGCCGAATCATATCATTATCCAGTGCTTGTATTTGTTTCTTTAGTTTACTAAGCGATCCTCCGCAGTCGCTAAGAGCTGGGTTTACAGTGTTAGTTACCCACTTCCAAATGTGCCAAACAAAAAATCCCAAGCCTATCAGTGCGATAAGTGAGAAACCAAATTTGGCTACTACGTCAGCCCAGTGTTGAAATTCATATCCGCTCATTAATCGTCCCTACAATCCTCCTTGCCCTCACTAGCTGCGATTCTAGTAAGATTGGGTTCGCAATTGAATGCACAGGAAAACTGTGTATCAATCTTTATAATGTCATTGTTCATATTGTCTACCTTGTTCTCAAGAGCAATCAATGATGATGAGAGCCCCAGGATACGGTCAGACACTTGCTTGAGTATGAACTTGAGAATAATAAACAGAAACCAACCGACAGCCAAAGCGCTTGTGATTGGTATACCTATTTGCTCTATGAAGTTGAGTATATCTCCTACCATTATTTCTTTTTCTTAAATGATACTCTAGCTGCTGGTGTATTCTTGACTACCGTCTTGCCACTTCTTTTCTTTTTGCGCGCTGTTGCTGCTCGTTGAGACTGAGATAAGCTCTTGGCTTTAGCCATTGGAAGGCAACGGTCTGGTTTCTTTTTGTTCTTAGAAGTTCCGCAAGGCCCTTTAATCTTTCCATCAGTCCCAATCCGTACCCAGTTTTGCTCTCTCCATTTTTTAAGCTGTCCCATTATTTCTTGCGTTTAGCTCCCTTGGCGTAGTTTGGATCCTTACAGTACTTGGATGCCGCCATATTGGCATACGCGCTAGGGTAAGTGTCAAATGTACGTTTAGCCCAGGCCTTACCAGCGGGGCAGATCTTTCCTCCTGATTTACCTTTAGCCATTATACTTTTCTCCTAATTGCTCTGAAATCCGCTCCAGTAATCTTATCTTTTGGAGCAACTGCACTTGCTATTTTTTTTTGTTTTGCTGTAAGTTTTTTTTTAGGCTTCATCTTCGTCTGCGTGGTATTCTGCGTCTAGGTATTGGTTGACGCATTTGTGTAGTAAATGCTGGTAAAGGTGTTTGTATTTGCCCTATGTTAGCACGTGCCATTGGCAGTCGGCCCATACCTCTTTGTATTTGTTGAGGAGGCATTTGTTGACGCATATAATCGCTTTGCCGCATACCTTTGCCAAATGTACCCTTAGAAGGATCCATTGATATGGCAGGAGGTCTTTGTCTTGCAGTAGCCATATTAGCTCTAGCAACTCTAGCGAGTTCTGCTTGCATTTGAGCCATAAGTCCATCACGGTTTGGTATAGGACGTTGTGGCACACTTGCCCCACCTAATGGTACTCTTGCCTCACTTAACATTCCTCGTCTACCACGTCCTCTTGGCCCTCCTTGTGGCCCTCCTCTTGGTCCTCCTCTTGGTCCACTAGGTCTTAAATCTCTTAGTGGCTGTGGCCCTCCTCTTGGCCCTCCCCTTGGCCCACTAGGGCCTCTTCTTGTTGGTCTTCGTCCTCTCATATTATTTAATAAATTGTTTACAGATTATACACACAAGTGCAACAAGTCCTATTATAACACCCGCACTCGCTGGTTCTGGTACAGTTGAGTTATAATCAACTCCAAAACGGTAATCAAGCTCGTTCCAGTCATATTTGATTTCTTCGTATTCTACGCCATCCCATTGACTTCTGTCAAGGTAAGGTATGACGTAATACCATTGTAATTCCCATTCGGGTTCTATAATAAGGATTTGATCTTCGTATTCGTGGCTCATCGTTTAAATAAGGAGGTTATGATTGATATGACTTGTTTGAGAAAAGCTATAATCTTTCTCAGGGGGAAAAATATAAGCACTATTGATATTATTCCAATATACGTGAATAACATCGCTAATAAGTCAGTGCCGTAGTTCTGTATTAAGTATTCAAAAAATTTCATTACATTGTGGGTGATACTGATCGGTGAGGCTTTATATCGTCCTCAAAAATTGGTGTCTCGATACGAGGGGGCTTGACAGGCTCAGGTTCTGGGGTAGGCTCAGAGGATGGAGATTGCTCTTCAGATTGTTTTGGTTCTTCTTGTTGCGGCTCTTCTTTGGGTTCGTTACTTTCTTTAGCCTCTTGCTTGGGTTCTTCTTGTTTTGATTCCTCCTTTACCTCAGACTGCTTCTCTGCTTTTTCTTCTTTCGGCTCCTCCGCTGGCTCTGATTTCTCCGGAGCTTGTTCTGATTGTGGTTTCTGCTCTGCTGATGGTTCCGATTCTGATTGTGGTTGCTGCTCAGGAGCGGAAGTCTGGGATGGAGAAGCGTCAGAGGATGATGGTTTGGAGACCGGAATCTCGCCGGTTTGAATCTTTGTCTGTATCTGTTCGGAAACCCCGGAGGCGTAAGTCTGCGCAGCGACATACCGCTCGGCGATAATGAATTGACCCCAGTCATTGATCTCCTCGAAGTCCACAAAGTTATGGACAAACTGAGGCGCTTCAATCCTTTGCTCCACCACATCATTGGCTATCTCTGAGACGAACTGCTCTGTTGTGCTCTGAGCGAGCTCTACTTGCGTTACAGCGGCCGTTGTGACGGCTACACTACCTGCGGGGCCTAACTGCACCAAAGTCTCCACTACGGGCAATTCTTTGGCTTTCTTGAGCAACTGACGTAAGAACGATAGTTTCTCGTCACGGTTCTCTATGCCTTCGAGTGCTTCATCTGCATCAGGGGCATCAGCACTTACCACTGTGCCCTCATTGCCTAACAATGTATTGAGGGCCTTGGTATGTTCTTTTAATATCTTCTTAGCTTCTTGGGGATCCATTATCTCTTACCGCCGGGTGTAAAATAGAAACCTATTATAGCACCTAGGGTAGTGATTGCGACCAATGAGATATGTCCCGTAGTTATGGAAGTGGTGACATCAGTTCCACTGGGGAAAGAGATGAGTCCCCATAGTATGTTCCAGGATTCTTTGTTTTCTGGTGGAGTGAAGGTGATGAGTGTAATGTGTGGGAAGACTGTGCACCAGATGGAGATGACTGCGAAGTTGAGCATCCCAAGAAGAGCAATAAGACGGCGAGTAGCACGAGTAAATAGACTGGTATCTTTATCTGCTTCACCAAATACGGCTTGCTGAAATTCCACGCTCGCGTTAGCGGACGCAAGATCTCTAAGTATTTCTCTTTTAGCTTTGAGTTCATTGGCATCATTTGCTGATTGTACGACACCACCAGCTATCTTGAGCATTGAGCCCATACCAGTGGCACCGAGGGTTGATAGTAGCATTGTGATTAACCCGAACATAGGTCATACTACTTTTTTAATAATTTAATAATCGAAATGATAGTTAGCACACTTACTAAACCGGAACAGATAATTGATGCCATTGCATCAAAGCTCTGCAAGGAGAAGCTAGTCCAAGTCCCGAAAACACCGACTGATAATCTTTGGATAATGTCCTCCATATTATTCCTCCGGATCTGGGAAGGTAACGCTAGTTGTAATAGCTGACTCTTCATCTTCTGTTAGTTCGTATCCGTTTACGACAAGGGCGTACTTGCTGTTAGTAGTTACTTGAGGGTAAGTGTGATAACGAGTGCCGGAACCTACTCTGTGGTAAGCATAGCCTCGTCTAGCGCCCTCTGTGTCTGCTCTTGCAACAGCATCAGCTTCTGTGTCGTATACTAAGTAATTGATTGTTTCGCTCATAATTAAAGATTATAATGATTTTGTATATCCGCTTGTATTTCACTGCGGTCACTTGTTGTATCAATATCAAATGCTATAACTTCTTTGATAGTTCCAGTTAAATTGGTAGCGGCATTAACTCCAGCGTCTCTGTCTCTGTGTCCGATAGTAAATTTTGTTCCAGCATTAAAGTTGTAAGCAAGGCTTCCATTGGTGTAACCAGTTGTGCTACTATCTTTTTGTAAAGTATCGGGATCATTGTCATTGTAACAAGCTGATACAAGAACAAATGAACCCACTGTTATAGCAATAGTATCCCTTTCGGAAGCATCAGCATCCAGACCATTAGTTAAAATAAATTTACTAGAAGCAGAACTTGCGTAAATTGATTGACCAACTGCATCACCACCTACCG